TTATAGGCGTATTCCGCCTCTCATCGGCGCTCCGCGCATGTTTGCCGCAGCGGTGGTTCTTGTGTTTCTGTTGAAGGAGCGCGCGCTCTGCTTCTTGTTTACTGGTGCTCTTTTCATGATAGTACCTTTCTTGCAAGTTGCTCGATTTTCGTTAGTTCTGCGCGCCACAGGTCTTTGATGGTCTTGGGCGCGTCTGCACTTGCTTTTCTCGCTACTTTCTCTGAGTGCGTTTTCAACGCCTCACTGAGTAGTAGTTTTTCTTCGTCGTCGAAGATTTGTTTCGTTTTCGTATCTTCCTGCTGGATAGCCATTTGGTTTACCTTTCGTCATGTCTATGATGTTTTGCACGTTATGTGCATGTGTAGTGTCTCTCCTTTTTCTTTCCTTGTCTACACTTTATTTCTATGGGCATGTCTATGCCTATTGTTGTTTGCGGTTCCCGCTTTTTCGTTTTATTTATAAAACGGTTGTTTGGCAAGCGTAGCGCGTCAGTTGCGTTGTGGTCAACTACCGTACCCGCAGGGCCGTCCATACCCTTGCGGTGTGGGCGGGGTAGTTGTCCATAACGTCTCGGCTATAGTAAGTCGCTCGCGGGTTCCCGCATCCGGCCCCGGATTCGGCCCGCTACCCCTCTCTGACGGGGTTGTAGCCTTTTCCATTGAAAACGGCCCCTAAGGGCCGTTTTCTCGTTTTCGCCCCCCCAGGTCGCTGGGGGGGTTGGGGGGGAGGACCAGTTTTCTACTTGATGTAACTGGTCCGACTGACACCTATTTGTCAGTCTCTTTTTCTTTCTTTTCCGGTGGTTTTTCCTCCGTTTTCTTCTCCTCTGGTGGTGGCCGTTTGACGGCCAGTCCCAGTTTGATTGCTTCGTCCACGTTTTCGGGGTTGTGGATGAACTCCATGAACGTCTGTGGGTCGTTCTGAAATCTTGCTCTTGTTTTGGCTGGCATGGTCATGAATTCTTCCCGTGCTTTCACGATCACATTCATGCTTGTTTGGAAGTCGAATGCTTCCGTAAAGTCTTGTTCCGTTGGGAATTGCATTGCCGGCGGGCTTTCGCCCGTTACTCCAAACCTGTCCACGATGGTATTTATGTCTACCTCGTCTTTGAATTGTTGTTGTGCCCGGCTTTCGTCCTCGCAGTTCAGTGCTGTTGCGAGGCTTTCGCGGTCTGTGTCGTAGTTGTACGGCGTTCTCATGAAGGGCGCGCCGATTTCGCCCGTTTCTGGATTGATCATTTGCCCATTACCTTTCGTGCTGAGTTGGTTAGTCCTTCGAGGATTTTTGCCCCCGTGCCCACTGCTCCCGCTGCTCGTCCTGCTTCTCCTATGCGGCTTTCCCAGTCCGCAAGGTTTTTTGCTCCGGGTATTTCGAGCTTCTTGAGTGTCGTAATCACTTTTTGCGTTTCGGTTTGCGCCTCGACGTTTGTGATGTTGCTCTTTGCCAAGTCCTCCTGTATTTGTGTGAGCCGGTTTTGTGCGCGTGTGAGTGCTACGCGCTCCTGTTCCGTCATGTTTTGAACCTTGAGGTTTGCAATCTCCTGCTCGATCTTTGGTATCGTCGCTTTGATGCTCGTCGTTTCCGCTTCGGTTTTCGCTACGCTCGTCGGTATGGCCGCTGCTTCTGCCAGCGTTTTCTCTGTCTGTGCTTGTAGTAGTTCGTTTTGTTGCTTCATGTTTTGAACCTGCGCGTAGGCTGCCGCAGAGTTCATTGCTCCTTCTACTACGTTTTTGTTTTGCGCAACCGGCAACGCGGTTGCCGATGTTGCGCTGTTTTGGTACGCCATCATCGGGTTTAGTCCCGCTGCTTTGAGGTCCGCGGTCGTGTCTTGATACGCGGTTTGTCGTAGCATTCGCGTGTTTTCATACGACAGTGCCGTATTTTGTTCGCTTTGCTTGTTGCTCATCATCCCGCCGACGAGGCTTGCCGCTGCGGGTATGAGTGCTTGCCACCACTGTTTCAGTGGCGCTTTTGCCCATTTGTTCGGTGCCATGTTAGAAGTGGTCGATTAGACCTGGCACGCTGTACATGGGCAGTAGTCTGGCGGCTTTTAGCTCGAAGAACGCGTCCATCAGGAGTTGTTGTCCGTTCGCACTGGCCCCGACTGCGGTTGTTCGTTGTACGACCTCCTGTGCACTGTCTGTGATGAACGTGCTGTTGAGTGTCGGTAGCGCGCTGAATCGTTGCGCGTAGTGCCAGAAGTCGATGGTACCTGCGGTGGTGCTTCGCATGTACCCTGTCAGCATTGAGGGCCTGTATCGGTATTCGGCCCATCGTTCTTGATACCCAAAAACGTTTTGATCAAGGACGCCACCCGTGACGTAGATTTCTTTGTTGAGTACCGCTTGTTCGCCAAGCATGGCAAATACGGGCATGTAGAAGTCGTAACGTGTGCTTCTCGACCACATACGGCGCAGACCTTGTTGGTAGCTGAGGTCTGCTCTGACGTTCGCCAGCCCGATGATGTGGCCGTGTTCGGTGAAGGCTTGGTTAAAGCCATCACTTTGTTTGAGCGCCGTTCCCATTGCTGCGAGGCTTCCGAGTGGCGTTGTCGCTCCAGTAGTTCCAGTTGGTCCAGTTTGTGCAATTGGATTGATGTTAACAAGCGTGCTTGACCCGCCGAGGTATTCGGGTCTTTGCAGTCGTGCATCAGGGCTTGTAACTCCCCAATGAGCCTTAAGGATTTCTGTGTATCGTGTTCCACCGCGTGCGTCCCTTTCAAGTAGTTTCTGGATTTGAAACGACTGCCGCAGTTGGTTGATGGTTGCGGCTGTTGCCGCTGTGAGGTCTGCGTAGACGTTTGTGTTGGTGCTGCTGAAGGCGGTTCCTGCTGCGTTGCCTGCCGCTGATTGGCTTGAAGCCGTGATGAATTGTCCGCTGATGGATGCTGCGGACCCTGTTGCCCCGCCGATCGGCACGTTGGTTCCGATGGCCTGGGTTACGATGTCCGCTGTGTACAGGCCCCGTACTGGTGCTGTTGTTCCGAGTGGTAGGCTGACGCTCGCGCCTTTCTGTGGCCATGGCAGGGCGCTTGTGAAGTAGTCATGTCGTTTCCCTCTTTTTCGCAGTGTGTAGTCTGCTACTGCGTCCGGCCCGTCGCCGGTGTTCACCACGAGGCTGTTTTGTAGGTTTTCGTCCCTGAACCATTCGTTATAGATCAGGTTGTATGCGCGCAGTGGTAACGCGCTGTGGCTTACCGTGAGTCCTGCTGTGACCTGTCCCACGGTCGGCAGTCCCATGTAGTCTTGCAGGCTGAGTGCTGCATACCCTCCTGCTGGTGACACTTGTTGCGGTATCACGTAGCTGATCGAGTCGCCCGGGTTCGCTTGTTCGCCTTGGAACTTTTGCCAGTTGTCCCACACGAGTCGGTTTGGCACGAAGAACCAGAAGGTTTCCAAGTGCAGATTGTCCATGACTGGTGTTGTGGGTGTTGCGAGTCGGCAGAATGCCGTCATTCGCAGGTTGAAGGCGTCCCCGGGTAGTACCTCGTCCACGTAGATGGGTACGAGATCTGATGCGTTGAAGCTGGTTTTCAACGCGCTTTGGATTGTGAATTTGCTTCGCGGTATGTCTGCCCTTGGCACCATAGCGAAGTTGTGTGGGTCCACGCTTGCATTTCTGTGCATCATGATGTGTAGTCCTCTGCTCTTGCGATCATTTCATGTTGTGGTGTGATCTCGCCGGTTTGGTTGTTGTACGTTCCGAGTTGGTGTAACTCGAAGTCTGTTGGATTCGCTGCCAGTGGCGAGTCTTTTTGTTGGATTTCTGTCCTGAAGCTCCGGATTGCTTCGCCTCGCGTGTGTACCGTCATAACTGGCGCGTAGGCTTCCGTGGCTCGGTCGTATAGTGCGACTAGGATCATATCTTTCCTCGTAAGAGTTGTTGAAGTTTTGCTTTGGTGACTTGTTCTTTGATTGCCAGTCGTTCAGGCGTGTTGTCAAGTCTTGTTTTGTACCCGTTCCATTCGCGTTCTTCTTTGAAGTCCCGCATTTTCTCCGGGTCGGTGCGTTTTAGTATTTTATCATAGAATTTTGGTACGTTTGTTTCCTTTCCGTTGATGATGACGTAGTCGTGTGTGTGTATGTCGTGTTTGTAGAATTTGTACCAGTCCGTTCCTAGGCCTGGCATTCTGCTCATGTTGTTGTATTCTGGTGGTAAGTGGTATTCTCCTAGTTCGTCGTGTCGTTTGTAGTGTTCATCAGCCATTTCCCCTGTGACCTTCTGCATGCAGTAGCGCGCTATGTATGCCGCGCTCTCGAAGGTCATTTCTGCTGTTGAGCTATAGCCGTAGGGCCATAGTCGTTCAAGGGTGGCTGATAACCAGATTTTTTCTCCCGAGGGAGTCGTTTTGTAGTACGTTTTGTCATTCCAGTCCCAGTTGAATATGATGGCGTGGTAATGCGGTCTGTCGTTCAGTGTTCCGTACTCTCCGCCCATATAGAACCTTATTATTTCTGGTTCTGCGTGTTTCCTGAGTCGCTTCATGAATTTGGTGAAGTCCTCGGGAGTGAGTTTTTTCCTTTCCGGTAGGTTTTCGTCGTTGTACGTGAGTGTAATGAAGCAGTTTCGTTTATAGAGACTAGCTTCGTGAACGCATCGCATCGCCCACGTTCTGCTCTGTTCGAGTCGGCACCCAATGCATTGTCCGCATTTGATTGTGATAGGTTCACTTGTGCCATGCCTCGCGAGTTGGTTGAATACCACGCTCCCATTTTCCGTGCGGTATCCGCTTATCGGTTGGTAGCATGGCATTTGTTATAGGCGTATTCCGCCTCTCATCGGCGCTCCGCGCATGTTTGCCGCAGCGGTGGTTCTTGTGTTTCTGTTGAAGGAGCGCGCGCTCTGCTTCTTGTTTACTGGTGCTCTTTTCATGATA